TCATATAAGGTAAAAAGATTGTTTGTAAGACCTCATCAGAGGATCTCTTTACAGTATCATAATAACCGTGAAGAGTACTGGACAATTGTGTCAGGAAGTGGTAAAGTAGAGATTCGGAATCCTTCATTAAGTACTTCTGAACTTACCAATGCAACTGTCGGTAAATGCTTCCATATTCCTAGGGGACATCATCACAGATTGTCGGGTGGTAAAGAAGGTATAACTATAGTGGAGGTACAGATTGGTATCTGTTCCGAAGATGATATCGTGAGGCAAAAGGTGAGTGCTTATATCATAACCTTTCTGAGAAACAATTTAATAAGACATGGGAAACCCTCAAAGGAATGGTTGGTCTAATGAAGACTGATTATGAACTTGGGGATTTGTCATTTGAGAAAGTAAACGGTGATATTCCATGGCAATTTGAAGAACATTCCTGTTGACAAATAACCTATATACCTGGTATCATGTAGTTGATGAGTTAATTCATTCATGGCAAAAGGTTTTACTGTAAAGGCAGCAAGTCCCCGAAAAAAAGAAGCAGAGTGGGACATTGCTGCTATTAAAGAACGTATGAAAGGAAAGAAGATTGTCTTCTGTCTTCCGGGACGAGGATGTTCTTTTATCTTCCTCAAGAATTTTGTACAACTCTGTTTTGACATGGTTCAAAACGGTATGAGTATTCAGATCTCTCAAGATTACTCATCCATGGTTAACTTTGCACGTTGTAAGGTACTTGGTGCAAATGTTCTCCGTGGTCCTGATCAGATTCCCTGGGATGGTAAGCTTGAGTATGACTATCAACTGTGGATTGATAGTGACATTGTTTTCAACACAGATAAGTTCTGGCAACTGTGTGATCTTGCAGTCCCTGCAGAAGGTGAAGAGAAAGAGATCACTGCTGGTTGGTATGCCACAGAAGATGGTCAGACAACCTCTGTTGCACACTGGTTGGAAGAAGATGACTTCCGTAAGAATGGTGGCGTGATGAATCACGAAACCGTCGAATCGATTGCAAAGCGTAGAAAGCCTTTCACGGTTGACTACACAGGTTTCGGATGGGTTCTGATTAAGAACGGAGTCTTTGAAGATCCTAAGATCAAGTATCCTTGGTTTGCTCCGAAGATGCAGCAGTTTGAATCAGGTGCTGTGCAGGACATGTGCGGTGAAGACGTTTCATTCTGTCTCGATGCAATCGATGCAGGTTACGAAATCTGGTGCGACCCTCGCATTCGTGTTGGTCACGAAAAGACCAGGGTTATCTGATGCTGAAGCAATACCCCTACGAAGTTACCTACAAACTGGCATCGACAGGTAACAAGCGTTTTAAGAAAAGAGTCGAAGCCTCTCATCAGGCAGAGGCAAAGAAACTCTTTGAGGCATCGATGCCTGCTGCTACAATCATTTACACAACTCCTCTTCCTCAGAACAAATAATGGCAAAACTGAAGTCTTCTCTGACTGGCAAAACGATGATCGAATCTCGGCCGAAGAAAACTCGGCAGGGAGACGGGCAGCACACCAAATATGCTGCCAGCTCGCGTAACTCGGCTAAGAAGCGTTACCGGGGTCAAGGAAAGAGGTAAATAGAACGAGATACAAAAGTTTATTATGGCCGCTTTAATTTGCAACCTCCCCTCGACGGAGGTATGGGTAAGAAAAGAATACTTGACTGATCATCAGTCTGGTCATGGTGAATTCGTAAAGGGCGTCTGGGTATCGGCAAAGTCGATTCCTGGGCGTGCTTTTTATTTTGAGACGTATTTGCCCGAATATGCGGCAATGTATGACAAACTACCTATCAGCGCGTTTCTCTCGTCTCCGGAGACTCCAGACCCCGATATGGACCTTCCTAACCTACAGTTCTGGAACTGTATGGACTATGGTGTAGTTGCCGTTCAAAAGCAGTTTATTGGTTCGATGGACTATGAACTGTATACACGTGACTTTGGTATTCAGAAAGGAACATACATTTGTACTCTAGACAATTATCATCAAGATCCTGATGTTGTTGACTATGCGACTAGTGAAAATCCAGCTGAACATAAGTCATCAAACCTGATTGAATTGGATAATGGTCAATATGCACTCTATCCAAACAATAGAATGCGTATCTTTGATAACAGTTTGACACCTGTTGATCCTAAAATGCCAGATTTCAAGGTCTCAACTCAATACTACAGTGTTGAGAATGGTTATGAGCGACTCGGAATGGGACGTGAAGACGAATATTTCTGGAAAACGGCAAAAGAAAGAGAAACTGAACAAGAAAAAACTGAAAAATTCCATAATACAATGGAAGATATGTACAAATCACAGGAAGATCGTCCAATCGACCCCTAATCAAAAGAAAATGAACGACTTTTTAGACAATCTAGCTAACGATCAGCATCAAAGAATGCTCAGAGAGATCTCAAATGATGATCTGACACCTAAAAAACACGATTTTCAAGTTCAAAAAGAACTTCATGAGAAAATTCGCAATGATGATGACTATGATGACTGGGAATATGGCACAGAACCCATTCCTCTGACTGAATTTTGATTGGATTCCCTCATAAATAACTTATAATCGCTGTATTTTTGTGCCTCTAGAGCGGGTTTCTCGTAGTTTTAAAGACATTTCTCTTGGTTTTCGGGCACATCCCATCACCAGAGACTTGATTCCTCTCAAAAATGAGAACGCGATTGCTCGCTCTGTCAAAAACTTGGTGTTGACCAACCTTCAAGAGCGTCCATTTGATCCGGTTTTGGGTTCTAGGATCACAAAATCTCTGTTTGAGTTAATGGACGTTGGTTCGGCAACAGTTATTGCTGATGAAATTCGTAATACTATCGATAATTACGAGCCTAGAGTTCGTTTGTTGAATGTTGAAGTAACTCCTTATTATGATGCTAATGCATATGACGTAACTATTGCTTATGAAATCGTTGGAATTGACGTTGTTGCTCAGCAAATCAACTTTTTATTAGAATCGCTTAGATAAATGCCACTCACTCAATTCCAAAACTTAGATTTTGAACAAATCAAGACTCAGATAAAGGATTATTTGAGGGCGAATAGCAATTTCACTGATTTTGACTTTGAAGGGTCAAACATGTCGATCCTTATCGACACTTTAGCATATAATTCTTACATTACTGCTTACAATAGCAACATGGTTGCTAATGAAGTATTCATTGATAGTGCGACTTTAAGAGAAAACGTAGCCGCACTTGCAAGAAACGTTGGTTATATCCCTAGATCTAAAAAATCAGCAAAAGCAACTGTAAGTTTCTTTGTTGACACCTCTACATTCAACGTAACGCCTCTTACACTGACTTTAAAAGCAGGTATTGTTGCAGTTTCCGATGCTTTTGGTGGAGACAACTATAGTTTTGCAATTATGAACGATATCACCGTTCCGGTGGTTGATGATATTGCGGAATTTGATGGAATTGACATTTACGAAGGTTCATATCTCACTAATACATTCACATATAGAGAAACTGGAGGAACAGTTCCTACAGAACGGTTTATTTTGCCGAACGATGGTATTGATACGTCAACCATTAAAGTATCAGTATCGCCAAACTCGTCTTCAACCAATTTGAAGACTGTTTATAAGTTAACTGACAACATTATTAACGTAACTAACACGTCTCTCATCTTTTTACTTCAAGAAGTTGCTGATGAGAAGTATGAAGTTATTTTTGGTGATGGAAAGTTTGGCAAAAAACTCGAAGACGGTAATTTTGTCACTGTAAACTACATCACGACAAATGGAAAGGATGCAAACGGCACAAACTCCTTTACATTCACCGGAACTATTCAAACAAATGCTGGTGTGACGATTACAGACGGTATTTCTGAACTTGCCGTCAATGCAAAGGCTGAAAATGGCGATGATATTGAATCTGTATCGTCAATTCGTAAATATGCACCTCTAACGTACTCTGCTCAGAACCGTGCGGTCACCGCAGAGGACTATAAAGCGATTGTAAGCAATATTTACTCAAATACAGAGTCAGTTTCTGTTTATGGTGGTGAAGACTTAGATCCACCTCAATTTGGAAGAGTCTTTATTAGCATCAAACCGAAAAGAGGCAATTATTTGTCGCAGATTCAAAAAATTGAACTCGTAAACAAATTAAAGAGATATACCGTAGCTGGAATTCTTCCAAATATCATTGATCTCAAATATCTGTTTGTAGAACTTGATGTTAGTGCTTATTACAACTCAAATTCAACAAATTCTGTAGATGGACTGAAGACTTCTATTACTTCAACACTTTCAACATATTCTAGATCAAACGAACTCAACACTTTTGGTGCTAGGTTCAAATATAGTAAGGCATTGCGTCTGGTTGATCAAGCCAGTGCATCAGTGACCTCTAATATTACCAGAGTGGCAATGAGAAGAGACATGAGACCTGCTATTAGTGAATTGGCAACTTATGAACTTTGTTTTGGTAATGCCATCAACGTAAATTCCTTAAATGGATATAATATCAAGACTTCTGGTTTCACTGTCAACGGAATTGCTGGAACAGTCTACATGTCTGATATTCCGGATGCAGACAGATCAAAAGGAAGACTGATTTTATTCAAATTGATTGCATCAAATCAAGTTGCAGTTGTTAGAAACAATATTGGTGAGATTGATTACAAAAAAGGTGAAATTAATATCTCTCCCATCACAATTACATCCACTTCCGTTTCTGGAGACCAAGAGGTTATCCAGGTAAGTTGTACTCCTAAGTCATATGACGTTATCGGATTACAGGATCTTTATTTGCAACTAGATATTAATAACAGTTTAGTTACGATGGTATCAGACACGATTTCATCGGGTGAAGATGTATCTGGATCCAGTTACATTGTGAGTTCTAGCTTCCCCAACGGACGATCAGATCGTTCTTCGCCATTGGTAAGGGGAACGCCTTCATATTCATCTGTAACTCAGACTGAATCTGAAAATGTAGTGGAAGTTGACACTTCATACGCAACAACGTATACAACCTCAACATCATTCTCATCAGCACAAGTTTCATCTAATTCAACCTCAGGCGGATATTCATACTAATGATCGAGACAAGAGCAAAAACTCACTCCGTAGTCACCTATCAGATTCCGGAGTTTATTAGAGATGAATCTCCTCTGTTCGGGGAATTTTTAGAGCAGTATTATAAATCTCAAGAATATCAAGGTGGACCCATTGATATTGCCGAGAACATTGATCAATATTTAAAAAATGACTCTTTTAGAGAACAGTATCTCGTCAGCACTACTGAACTTGATGGGAAGATTACAGCCTTTGATGAAACAATCTCTGTTAATTCTACAGTTGGATTTCCAGACCGATATGGATATTTGAAAATTGAAGATGAGATTATATCTTACACTAGTAAAAGTAATAGACAGTTTTTTGGATGTGTTCGTGCTTTCAGTGCTATCACTTCATTGTTTTCTTCTGAAGAAGATGACAAACTTGTCTTCACCGAAACTTTAGCGGCTGATCATGCCGATGGAGAAACTGTTACTAATTTAAGTAATCTTTTCTTAGCAGAATTTTTTAAAAAGTACAAAAACCTTTATACTCCTGGATTGGAAGATAGAAGTTTTGTTTCTGGATTGAATGTTGCCCTTTTTGCAAAACAAGCAAAAGATCTCTACAAAACCAAAGGAACAGACGACTCTTTTGAGATTCTGTTTAGGGCTCTTTACGGAACACAGGCAAAAATCCTTAAACCCTTCGAGAACACTATCAAACCATCTGATGCTGATTATCGCGTCACTGAGGACCTTGTGGCTGTCGCTCTGGTGGGAGATCCGTTGGACCTTAAGGGCAAGACTCTTTATCAGGATAGAATCGAAGGCGTTATTCCTGAGGCATATGGTTCTATTGAGAATGTAACCATTTTCACGAGAGATGGAAATGATTACTATAGAATTAGCATCGATGCTGGGTACAACAAGGACTCAAACGTAAAGGGTTCGATTTATGGTAAGTTTAGTATTACACCATCCACAAGAACGGTAACAGAAGAGGTCGCCAGCAATAATACAATTTACGTTGATTCAACGGTTGGTTTTCCAACTTCGGGAACACTTGTCATCACTTCAGACGGAGCTGATTACGAAGTAACATATGATGGAATTACCTCAAACCAGTTTTTAAAACTTTCTGGCAACACTGCCACTATTCTTAAAAATTCAGTCGTAAGACTGGATTCTAGTGTTTATGGTTATGACGATGACGATGATAAAGTCATGGTCAGAATTACAGGTGTTGTTTCTAACTTCCTAATTCCTAACGGAACTAAGCAAATTGTAACCGGCGATAATATTGATGTTAGAAATCTTGGTATTTTTAAAAATAACGATAAAAGGTTTACAGAGTGGCTTTATAACGTAACCAATAGATTCTCCGTCGATAAGGTAGAGGATATTGGAAACAATAACACAAGAATAACAACCCCAGAACTTCACCTTCTCAATTCTGGTGATAGTGTAACTCTTATTAATCAAACAACCAGTGCAGAAGTAACAGGCACAGTTGTTGGTGTTCCCGGAGAAAAAGTTGCAATTATCAGAGGTCTTACTGGAATCTCTGTAACTGAAACATATAAGGCTCGTAGAGAACTTTTAAAAGCAGACATCAAGTCTTCTGTAAAACAACCAGAGTACAGATATTCAACTAATGTCACCAATACTTATAATTTGAATGTAGTTGGAATTGTAAGTGGTGCTCCTTATTCTGGACCCTATCATACACATAATGGTAAAAAGATGGTGGGTGCTAGACATATGTCTGCTCCTCATGATTTCATCGAAGGATCTGGAGAAAACTATACTTACGTTTCAT